ACTTTTAATGTATTTATAGAAAGCTGATTACTAATCATATCAACCTGCTCTAATAATGTTCCGCTATTTAATTGAGTTTCATCCCAAATTGTTATTTGACCGTACTGAATTCTATTTAATTTTACATACCTATGAGGTACTGCTTTTGTAAATTCAAATATAACTTTACCGTAATTTTCTACAGGTTTCCATAATATTTGAAGTAAACTAGATATAGTAAATACCTGAGTTTGTAACAATTCACCCGTAACTCTATACCAATATACTTTTACTTCTAATGGATAATCATCTACAAAATGTAATGTAAAACCTGTACTTGAATGATTAGCTGTAAATGTAACCGTCAAAGTTGGGTTTGTTGTAAATGTTCCATCATCTTTAGACATAGTGCTACTAAAAAATGCAACGCTAGGAGAATCTTCAAATTCAGTTTTAGATTCATCTAGTGTAAAGAAATTATGCTCTATTGTTCCTTGAGTACTTAAATAATCAGTACCTGTACTGATTTTAGTTATATCAGCAAAGGTCTGATTATTAGATGTACTACCTGTACTATCAGCTTCAGCAGATACATCAAACATATCATATTCACAATAGAATTTAGTATCAACTATGTCCATTAAGCTGTCCTCGTAGGTGCCGTACACGTTATATTAAATGATAAATCTTTATATAAAGTACCATCATCTTCTACTCTTAAAATACCATCTGCTATAGAGCTTGTATATCTTTGTTGAGCTGAACTTTCATTAGGAAGCTGTATCATGTGTGATTCAACAGGAGCACACAAAACATTGAACAGTGTATCATATAAATCTAAATCATCTTCAATACCTACGGTGACTGAATAATCCATATATGTTCCAATAACTTTACGATGAAGTATTCCATCTTCTGTTCTATATGCTTTTGCATCCAATATGTCTGGTTTTCGTTTTACATCAATAAGATGTACCGGATATGAAGTACCATCTATTATAAATAGTTTACTCATTTTATCACGCTCCTTCAAGCACAGATACGTTATAGCCCTGTCGATTAAGCTCGCTAAGATTATGAGGAACTGTTAACCTTGCAAATGTTTCTCCATCAATATTCATTTCAATAGTTTGATTAGATCCAACATTTCCTGACGTTGATAGAACCTCCATAAATGCTTGTTTTATTGTGTCAAGCGGAGCTTCTATATTTGTTCCAGACTTTTGGTCTCCCAATACTGCCATAAATTCTTTATTGGGTGGTATAACAGCTCCTGTAGCAAGTCCGGGAACAGATATTTTTCCAAAACTTACATGAGGTACTAATTCGACGCCACCCCAGCTTGTACCAACTACTTTAGCTCCCCAAGATACAATTTTGTTAAATCCTCCAATGACACCATTTATCAAATCTACAATACCATTTAGTGCAGATTCAATTATTGTGATAACACAATTCATTACGGTGACACAACTACCTACAATTGTTTTCCAAAGTATACTAAAGAAACTAGCTATATCAGTTGTTAATTTTTTCCAAGCAGTTGTTAGTGGAGTTATGATATAAGTTTGGAACCATGTAACAACAACCATCCATACAAGTTTTATTGATGCTATAGCTATTTCAAATGCTGTAACTATGCGATTACACATATTAGTAAATCCATCAACTATTGGAGTTATTATAGTATTTTGTAACCAATCCCAAGCTTCCGATAATACTGCCATAACTGCTACCCACATGGCTGTGATTGTCATTTCAATAAATGTAAAGAATGTCGTGATATTAGTTACCAGCGGAGTAATTATAGTATTCATAATCCAATTAAATAAACTAGAGAGTATTGATTTAACTGCCACCCATGCAGCCGTAACTGTTACAGCAATAAACGTACAAATAGTTGTTATTATATTCATTATTGGTGTAATTATGGTATTTGAAACCCAATTCACAACAACTATGAATATTGCTTGAATAAGTATCCACAAACCTTGAAATACAGTTACTATTCTTGATACCCATCCCACAATAAAACTAATTATTGGTGAAAGCACATTACCATAATACCATGTAGCTGCACCAATGAATATTCCTGAAATTGTATCCCATAAACCAGTAAAGAATGAAACAACAGGCGTAATTATTGTATTATAAACCCAACTAGCTACATTAGTAAAAATTGAACATATTCCATCCCATAAACCAACAAAGAAAGAAAGTATTGGTGTAATTACAGTTGTATAAAACCAAGTACCAAAAGCAGATAATGTAGTACAAATAGCATCCCAGTTATCATGTATTACAATACCTACCTCTGCAATAGCTCCAATGATAGCCGCAACAATAACAGCAGGCCAACCAACTATACCTAAAATAACTCCACCCACCGCTACGAGTGCAGACCCAATTACAACTAAAACTGCTTTTATGGCATCAAATCCATTCTTCCATTGGTCTATAAAATTCACAACAGCTAATATTGCACCACCTATAGATGTGATTAAACCAAAAACTCCGGTTAATACGCTTTCTAATGTATATGTTACACCCGAACTTCCGGAAGTCATTACCTCTGTGGGGCTGATATTTGTTGCTATTTCCTTACCCCATGTTCCAACCCAAGCTGGTATTTTAGTTGTTAAAAATTGAAATATAGTTCCAAATGCTCCAACAAAGAAATCCTTTGCAAGAAGTACTCCGCTTGCTACGTTAGCCGCAATAGAACCTCCCACACTTTCACCAATAGCTATAAATAAGTTTCCGTCACCCCAAGCTTGCGCAATTCCCCCCAACAATCCTTTCCAAAAAAGTCCTCCTATACTTGTATAATTTATTAAAAGGAATGCAGTAAGTACAGAAGTTGCTATAGGATCTTTTATAAATGATGCCCCAAATACTTTTAATACTGCACCTAAACCTTTCCAAATTGCTTCTCCTGCTTTTCTAAGTATACCTTCCCAATCAAGATTAGCTAAAAATGTTCCTATACTTGTACCAACCTGTGTCCAATCAGTTTTATCAATAAATTCAATAAAGAAATCAAGTATTGCTTTAACAATCTTCTGTACTGCTAATCCTAACTTTGCCCAATCAACTTCTTTGAAAAACTTATTGACTGCATCAGCTATTCTATCAGCTAATAACTTGAGCTCTGCATAATCAACAAAATTTATAGCTGCTGTAACCATGCCATTTATCCATGTTGCAAGCATTAAAGCTGTTGATTCCCAATCAAAGTTTTCAATAAAACCATTTAGTCCATATGCTAATGATTTACCAAAATTAGCCCAATCAAATTCTTTAGCAAATTCAAGTGCCGCATATACAACAGCACTTAATGCATTAGCAATAGATTCGCCAACATCATAAAATAATCTTGGAGTTATCAACCCATTTAAGAAGTCAGCTAATCCCTTTCCAAAATTACGAGCTTTTTCATAAATAGATGCCCAATCAATACTTTCAAGCATTTTAGCTAGTGCATCGCTGATTGTACGTCCCAAATCAAACCAATCTTTTACAGGTGATTCCGGAACAGTAAATTCTCCGCCGGTAGCTACAGGAGTGCTTCCTCCTCCAACGCCACCTGCACCGCCGGTGTTACCTAATTTACCCAAGTTACCAGAAGCATCATCTGCATTATCGGCTATATCTTGTGTTAAAACATTTAAATCATCAAAAGGTGCAAGAGATTTTTTTGTATCTTTTGCTGCTTTGGTAGTGGCTTTACCCAAATCACCTGTAGAGTCAGCTGCATCTTCCGAAGCACTTCCTAAATCACCAACACTATCAGCTGTAGATGATGCTCCAGAGGACAGATCTTGCCACTTCAAATGTAATAATTTAGCTACGGCTTGACCTATAAAGTTAATAGCTTTAGTAAGAGCTTGTATTATTTTATTCAACACAGTAATTACGGGAGATAGTAAAGATATAAAACCCCTGCCCAAGACAATAAGTAACTCTGTGAATCTTTCTTTTAGTACACGTACTTGGTTAGCCCATTGATTAGATGTATTTATAAAGTCACCCTGAGCATCTGTTGTAGCTTTAAGTACATAATTATATCTAAGTAGTGTTTTTTCAGCAGCAGTCATTTCCTGGACACTACGACCTAGACCATATTCATTTTCATACTGCTGTAAATTTACTTGTGTTAAGATAATACCATACTGTTTAAGAGTTTCAGTTTCACCTGTATATACAGCTGACAGAGCTGTTCTAGCTCTTTCATGTGATAGGTTATAAAAAGACGCAAAATCACCTGTAAGTTTTGTCAATTCAATAGCCATATCAGAAGCTTTATCCGCAGTTATTCCAATAGAATTACCCATTGCCATATAAGAACTTGCAGCTTTTGTAGCCGTCAATTCAGACATGCCAAAAGTATCAATTACAGTTTTATTTAATTCATCCAACTTCCCTATTTGGTCTTTGAACGTTCTGTTTGCAACGTTTCTGTATTCATTCAAGTCAGAAGCTGCCGTAATTGCATCGGCTCCCAATTTAAGAAAACCTCCAAATCCCAATAAAAATTTCATAGAATTCGCAAGTTTATTCATTGATTTTGTTATACCAGATAATCCTTTGGATAATCCGCTAGTATCTACTTGAGTATATATTGTTAAAGTTCCATCGTCTTGATTAAATGCCATAGGAGAAACCTCCTCTCTATATCTTTATTGTATACTATCTAGAAGATCTTGTGTAGCCTTATCTACTCTTTTTTTCAAAATAACTGCGCTTTTATTTTCACGCAATATCTTCTCTTCATATTTTTCTAGTTTTTTTCCATGATTTAGCTTATCTCTAATTCCTACATAAGTGCTGAAAGTACATTCACCTATCTCCATAAAAGCACTCAGAAATGTCCACCAATGTAAGTATTCAACTCCACGCACATCATATCCTAATACTTTATTTATAGGAGCTATTATAATACTATAATCCTGTTCCCAATCATATAGCGGTTTTGAATTAGCATTGGAATCATAATCGTTACCCATATTTATAAAATTAAAAAGCTCTTTTGAAGCCTCTTCATAGTCACTTTGTTTTAATTTATCACAGTCACAATAAAACATTTTAACTGCAATGTATGTTTTTTCTTCGTCTAACAAATCAGGATCTGTAAACATAGAAAAAATATTGATTATATCTCTATAATCACTGTTTATTTCAAATTCAGATCCATTTATATTTATTGATTTAACAAGTCTTTTATAGTCCATTATTTACCTCAAAATAAAAGGGAGTGACATTTTTGCCACTCCCAAAATATGTCGTTGTATTACTTGCTACTCTTTTTATTCATATACTTTGAATATTTAGCCACCCTATTTTTAGCAGCTTTATCATAGTATGGCTGAATCCCATCGAAGAAATCAAAAAACATGGAGAGAGTTTTTGCACCCCCAAACAATACATCACTTGAACCTGCTCCAAATATCTGGTCTATGAGAGATTCTACTTCGATTACAGTTTCATCTAAACACTTGACCTTATCTTCATCAGTTTTTGCAGCTTTTACTTTCTTGTCATATTCAGCTTCAAATTGTGGCATTTGTTTTTGAATAGAAAGTACTGCTTTTGCTGAATTGATATCCTCTGGGTTAAACTTAAATATTCCTCTTTCATTACCAAAATCATCAAGTATCTTTAGACCCATTTGTCCGGTACGGACTTGTAAACTCTCCATTGTAATTTAATTCCTCCTTATTAAGTTGTAGCTGGCGTAAATGTGATAGTTCCTTTATAATCGTTTACTGTGCCATGTGTCTTATTGTTACTAAAGTTGATATTGATAGGCATATCAACTGTAGCATCACCACCGATTGACTGAGGTGTTATTGTACATCCTGTATGCATTTCAGCTTCATATGAACCTGATGCACCTACAAATGCATATATGATAAGTACTTTGTAGTTTGAAAGCTCTGAAAGTCTCTGATACTTAACCTGATTATACAGTTTAACTGCAAGAGAGTCTCCGCCACGAACTGTGCAAGGGTCAAGATCCTGCTCTGTTTCAAGTTTATTTACTGTCGTATCTGTTATACCAAGTATATCTGTTGTCGTTGATGTATCAGGATTAAATTCGATTGCACTATCCTCAACACCACGACCAACTATTGTCCATGTAGGTGTTGTTGAGCCTACCTCTGAAGAATCTACACAAGTTACAAGCAGCTTACGTTCTGCTTTTATTCCACTACTAAGATTGAATGCTGTTGCTTCTGCCATAATTTTTTCCTCCTATTATTTATTCTTTCCCTTTTTCTTTTTCTTTTTAGTTCCACAAGCCATAATTTTACTCTCCTTCTACATATTTAATTTTAACACCCAGCATATATTTTGCAAGACCATTTTCATCTATATCAGCTAAGTTTGCCATATTTTGAAGAGGCTCTATTTCATAATCACTACAATTACTTCCAAAGTCCGGAAAGTTTTTGTTTGTTTCTTGTTCTACTATCCAATCATTAAAATTATCAAACACTTGAATATTATCTGTATTAACATCTGACGTGCCTGGATCTATTTGCTCGTAACCAATAAATACAAAAGAATATTCCTTATATTTATTTCCTTGTATATCAGTACCTGCAAGAAAGTCTCCATAGTTAGGAACTATTGTTCTTATTCCCGGTGCAGCATCGGCTGTTTGAAAATACAAATAATTATCATCAAGAAAATTTTGTACCCATGTTTGTAATGCTTTGTGCTTATTTGTCATTTACTATGCCACCTTCTGTATGCGCCAACTTTTCCTGTAATCTGTGCTTTATGTACTGAATACGCATATTCACACCACCTACTACAAGTTAAAGCAGTATATCTATGCCATGTTGAATCATCAGCTAAATATTGATAATTTGCGTATGTAAGACCTGGATATGAAATTATACCTCTTGCTGTTGTTGCGCTTGTTTGTACTTCATTTCTTAAATGAGTAGAATACAAATCAGACCACGGAGTATAAGTTTCGGAATAAGAAACAAGTACATCTGCAAAATACTTATTCAAGTTTTTTCCAAAACCTTTTCTCTGTACAATTACTCCCTCATTATAATTCCAATTAAAATCCATTCTTGAAGATTTCTTAAATGCCATAATCAAACACCTTCAATTTCAAGCTGTACATAAGCATCAAATCTATTATGAAGAGGCTGAAATGTTTTTACCAAACATACATTAGGTTCATACTTTGCCGTTGTTGCAATCACATTACTAGCTGTTATGTCCTCTGATACTGTACCCAATACAATGTAGTCTCCAACAGACATTGTATAATTAGCATCTTGCATTCCTACCTGTTTCCAATCACTATAATCTAAATAAGCATCATGAAAAGGTATTAAAACTTTTATGTAAGAACCAATATATACGCTGCTAACTGTTGCAGTACGTTCTGTTTGAGAATACCAAGCAGCATCAGTGATAACTGTTTTGTGCCAAGTGTCTAAACCTGTTGTGCCATCAGTTTTCTTTAACTTATTAAGTATTGTTATTTTCTGATTGTAGATACTGTTCAATATCAAAGTTTACGCTCCTTGCTGTTAAACAAGCTGGCAACCAATCAATAGCAAGCTTAACCAATTCATTGTTAAAAGCTGCTTCAGCATTATCTTTGAATGTAACACTTTCAACACCATTAGAATATGAAGACGCACTTGATGTTACAGAACTTGAAGCATTTTGTGAAAACATCCTGTTTATAAACTCTGTAAGCACTTCTTTTACTTCATCTGGTATAGTAGTTAATGCTGAGATACGATTAAAAGTATAATAATCAAGTTGTCTTTGAGCTTTTCTTTCCCATATCGGAAAATCTGTTGAAGAAAGAGTACCACCCAAAGCAGTATATTCCTCATAAGTTATATAAGATGTAAATGCCATTGAATGATACTCCCTTCAACTAAATTATTTTGCGTCAACTTTTTTATTCTTAGCTTTTAACTTTTCAATCTCTGTATCTTTAGCTTTAACTATAGCTTCAAGTTTTGATACCATAGACTGCAATGTGGGCACATCAGTGGGAATAGCTTCTTCAGTTATATTGCCCTTTGCATCAATAACTGAATAGCCCCTCTCCATATAACGTCCTTTATCCTCAGGGCTAACTTCCAGAACTACGTTAGCCCTCTGCATAAGAATTTTATCCATTAACTTTTATCTCCTTAGGCTGCAACATTAAACTGAAGAGCGTTCTTTTGCTGATTAAGAATAAATACATCCTCAAAAGACTCTTCATAATAGATATACTTACCTTCACTTCCGGCACTAGGTGTATCAAGCTGTGAGAACGTATATGACACAGGTGTTATTACAGCTGCAGGAAGTACCAGAAGCATATTTATCTGCTTTGCTGCTTCAGCTGCTACCCAGCCTGTTGTGAAGTTATACGCAGACTTCATAAGTGTTGCCGGAACACCTATAATCTGTACTTCATCAAGTCTTGATACAGTTCTGTTAATCATATCAGCAGAGTTCTGTACATCAATGTTACGTGTGATTCCTGAAGCAGATTTAAGCATTGACTTAATTTCATTCGTTACATACAGAATACGTCCATTTGCAGGTACACGAGCATTATCCATCGCAAGCATCATTTCATCAAACTTTGCAAGAATGTTAGCTTCTGTAAGTACGGTTGTGTCAGCTGCCATTGACTGAGCTGTCCAATCTGCATAAAGTTTTGAAATGCAGTACGCATCCATTTCAGGGAACTTCTGAAACTCATTGAATGTCTGTGTGATATTAGCAATCGTTGTAACATTTCCGCTCTGACTGATATCCATAGGATGTACAAGAGTAGACCACTTTCTCTGGTTTGAAAGCGTCTTTGTTTCCCATGCGTTATCATAGTTACGTGATGCAGTTGCTATTGTATCTCTGTCTGCATTAACACGTCCAGTTGTTGAAAGCGTAGGAATCTGAATTGTTTTTGCATCTACCCATCTATATCTATTATTAGCAGGTGTTGCGTAAAGAGCTCCAAAATTAAGTACGTAGGGAAACTGATTAGCTAGTGCTGTCTGATACTGTGTTGCATAATTAAGTACTGTTGGCATAATTTAATCCTCCATTATTCTTTGTGTGGTCTAACACCTGTAAAATTGAACAGACCATTAAATGGATCTTCAGTGGGTGCAGGTGCCGGCGTTGTAGGTTTGATGAACTGAGGTTTCTCCTCTGGTTCAGGTGTAGGTTGTGGAGCATCAACAACAAACGCATCTGAGTTTGTTGTAGAATATGATTTAACGAAATCTTCTGCTCCAAGTATTGAGTTGTCCTTCATTTTAAGACCTTCGGAAATCATTTCGTTAATAAAATCACGTTTAGCCGCATTACTTGTAAATTTCTTTGAATTAGCAAAGTCTTTTACTGCAAACTCATAAGACTGTTTATTAAGCTTAGCATCATAATCCGACTTAGCTGAATCATATGTTGTTTGTAACTGTCCAAGCTGTTCAGTAAGCTGTGTTACCTTTGTCTTATTGTCTGTATCCACATTTTCAAGTTTAGTCTTAATATCAGAAATGTCTGTATCTCGTTTAGCTATCTGTGAATTAAGATCTGTGATTGTTGCATCTTTGGATTTTAGTTCATCGTCAAACTTAGACTTTGATACATAATCACCTGTTGATAAATCAGCAAGTTTAATTCCTTTTTCTGAAAGTGCTTTTGAAAATGCTTCGTAAGTAAGTGCCTCTGTTCCGAAAAGTTCCTTTAATTCCATTTCTTCTTTCCTCCGTGTAATTTCAATTATCGTTTAATTTGTATGTCCGTAGTAAACATCTACGGTTGAAATTATGAAAGTTTATATGTCATTCCACAAGACAATCTAACTATCATTAGTATATAACTATTAGATAGAAATGTAAAGCAAATATTTAAGTTGCAATATTTACACAAAAGTATTATTATATTATAATAAACAAGGGAGGGTATATGGAACAAAAATTATATGCAGTAGCTAAAGGATTTTACTTATGTACCTATCATACAGCAAGCAATAAAGGAACAAACACAATAAATAAAATATGCTTATACTTATTATCTTTTAATTGATAATTTGTATAAGCATAATTTTTATTTATTACGATTT